CTTGCCGATACCCTGGCGGTCGAGGTCATGTTATCGAGGTGATCCTGGAAATCCATTAACGTACCCTCGTGATGGTTGGTTTGCCTCGTACCGGGAAAACGTAGTAGATGAAGTAACCGGCTGCGTCGGGGCGGTGATCCTTACCGCTCTTCTTGTCCGGCACACCGTCATCATAAGCGAGTTGCTCAAGGTCCTCGGTGTAAACGGGACAATCCGCGACGTTGACCAGATACCGCCGCAATCCCTCGCCATTGCAGAACATCGCGTTGACCGATATCACACGGTCCTTTATCTGCGGGTTGGCCGCAGGTGCCTTGACCTTGAGCCCGGCGTCAATCAACAGTGTCAGGTCGGAGACGCTGGCGTTTGTCGTTTTGGCCGCCTTCCCTGAAGCGTCGGGGTAGATCGTAATTTCCCGGTTGGGGTATCTGGTGCCGATTGCCTCGATCATTGCCGGGGTGTCACGAATGCCCGTTATCTCTCCGACAGCATAGACCGAACTGCCCCTGATGACGTGAACAACGGCGCTCATATTGTAAACGTTGAAGTCCATCCCGATATGGAGCGGTTCGCCGGGTTCGGGCGTCACCGTGGTGTTGTTTTTCACCCGGTCGAACGATGTATAAACAACCCCGCTCGTGAGGTTGACGAATCGCCCGTTGATGTAGGCTTCGAGCAACTGGACCGGGTACGTCTCCCGCAGTTGGTCGATGTACCCTGCAGGAAGGTTGCGGGAGTTGCTTTCTGTTGGCGCCTGGATAAGCTGATAGGATGGGCTCGGTTTGCTCCACCGTGCGTAGACGAAGCGGAAGCCCTCGGGGGTTGTCCCCACTCCTACCGTGTTGGACTTTCCGTCCGGCTTCTTCTGCCGGTTCCGGGCAATGATCTTGTCCCAGCAATTCTTAGCTTTGGCCGTCTTGAGCGTGTCCAGCTCGTCAACCAGGCTGTCGGCCACCTCATAACCAATGATTCGTTCGGGCTTATCGAGAGTGCGGAAGATGATCTTCCCCGACGTCCCGCCGTATCGGACGGTAATCGTCTTGCTATGCTTGTTGAGTCGGTACTTGAGCCTAAACTCGGTGAGCTTCTCCTCGAAGCGGGGGAACCCGATCTGGTCAACCAGGTCATATGTCGGGAGGTAGTAGGCGATATTCAGCGCCGGGTATTCCAGCTTCTTTTTTATCGCCCGGAGAATGAGGGCTTCCGTCTTCCCGCTTCCGAATCCGCCGACGAAGGCCGGGAAGTCTTTCGATGCATTAACAAAAGCGACTTGTTCTTTGCTCCCCCTGATCCTCAGCCGCTTAGTCGTCATATTCCACAACGTCCAGAGCGTCGAACTCTGGATCTACGTCGGCGTCAGCAAGCAACTCGAACCGGGTCTTTTCCATTGATGCGATCCGACCCAGGAGCTTTTGAGCTATATCAGAGTGGTCATCTTCGGTATTCAGAGCGCGGAGATATTGAATCCGCGCCATACGGAGTTCATCATCAAGGGAACCGACTTTGATTTGTTCCCATAATTCTTTTTCGTCCGGGGTGAGAATCGAAGCGTAGATGCCGTGCTTAAGCGCGTTCTGCGTCCCCTTCGGCGCGCCCGTGGATTTGCCCCCGTGTTTGTAGCATCGCCCGTTCGGCATAGCGTTGGCTGCGCAGGGCGTTCCCTTCCGGGTCTTAGCTCCACATTTCAGAGGCACATGGGGTGATTTTGACATTTATTTTTCCGGTCTCTTGCCGTCCGACCAAGTCGCACCGCACTTCGGGCAGCAGAGATACTGTCTATCCCCTTCCCCTATTGCTTGCAACTCTGCCCCGCAGGTGACGATAAAGAGGCTCCCGGGTCTGTGATGAACGCGGTTGGCGCAGGTCACAGCGACTGCCATGGGAGATATAGGGCGACGTTGCATACCACCCATGCCACCATGACAACAATTAGTATTGTGTCGCGCTTCATCGGTTCCCTCTCTGCATCCCCTTACACGGTGCCTTCTTCCACGAATCGGGACACATGTCCTTGCATTTGATGTGGCAGTACTGGCAGCACCTGACCTTCTCGAATGCGATGCAGGTGCAAGGGTTCATGGTCGTCTACACCCTAAACCCGAAGACTATAGCCCGTGCGTAATCTTTGGCGCTGATCCAGTCGTCACCCTGCCCCCAATATTTGGCGGCAAGAAAATACATGGTGATCTGTTTCATTGGAACCTCGCCAACAATAAAAAGCCCCAGTCTTACCGGCGACTGAGGCGGTGCCACGGCCACAAGCCTTGAGCAAGCGACCAATGAAAAAACCCCGCCGTTTCCGGTGAGGCTGTCTGATAAAAAAGCCGGGGGATTAGCCCGGCAACGAGGAGGAGGACCCCGGTTTGGTTGTGTTTTTAGGCGACTCTTGCACCTTAGCAGAAACCATACTGCATAAATCGTAAGTTGTCAATACAGCAAAACAATATCGACTCTTTCCCTTTTTGTTTTTTTGACCTACATCCGAGCCCGATAAACCGGGATCATGTTGGTAAAAACATCATCGGGGATCTTGACCAAAAACGATCTGATTGCCATGGTACGGTCATTCCATTTTGTGCGCCGGTCCATTGCCCAATTCTCGACCTTGATCCGCTGCCGTGAGTTCACTGGGGGCAGATATCCGCAGAGGTCGATGCAGCATTCCATGTGGTGACTGTCGGTTTTCCGCCCCCGCTGATAATCCCCCCCAGTGTCCGGGCTTGTGCAGGATATCAGTTCGTACTGCTGCCTGACCAGGATTGCCGTCTCCACGAGTTCCTGGCGGCATGTTCCGTGGATGCTGAGTTTTTCAGCTAGCGTCATCTCCCCTCCCGTTGTTTATGCCATCGATTATTTATGTGACAATTTGCTCTGATATGGCGCAGTTCGGCTATTAAATGTTATCTGCCCAACAAACTCCTGATACTATTATTCCCATCCCCGCCGTACGGGTAGCAAAGCACGTCCCAATCGCTCGGCAAATCATCGGCGGTTTTTATTTCACTGATAACCGTGATATCAAACTCGCCCTCGGTCAAGATGTCCCTCTTTTCCTGCAGGGCTACGTCCCCGGCCAGTTCCTCGTAGTCAGCCTCAACAACAGCAACGACAGTCATTTGTACGATGTACAGTCCCATTTTCTAGCCTCCGCAGATAACCATCCAATTCAGCGAACGGAATGGACGGCAGTGCTTCTCGTTAAAATCTCGTTGATCCTCGCCCGGCCCGTCGCCGTGCGCTGATCGGGGCGTTAGGCGATTAAGTACGCCCCGAAAATTACCCCGAGGATAAAAGCAATAAAAACGGAAATTCCAATATGCGTCATCGTACCCACTCTGTATTTTATGATTTCATTTCCGTTAAGAAACAATCTTCCTGAATCGTCGCGCTTAAAGGTGTCACCATTCATTCTACAAATTTGCACAGTATCTCCTTAATTAATCGCCTAACCCTCAAATAAACACGGACTGAACATCGTCAGTGCTGCCCCGCATGGGGCGGTGGTTCGCTGTCTGCACGTCGCCACCGGTTATCAGTGGCGTTAGGGGCGCCGATACCCCTTAATTTCAGCGTCAAGACATTCCCTGCAACGCTCCCCGAATTTTTTACCAACTCCGAACAGGTTGCATCGTCGCCGGGGCGGCTGATTCACATAAAGGTAGTGCGAAAACTCACAGCTACCGCAGAGCTTTTTGCCACTATTAATTTCAACGGCAATTGTGCGTTTCCCTGTTAGCGTCTCCGATTCGCCCCCTAACCCGTCAATCAACGCGGAATTGCTATGTGATTTGCAATCGCATGGTGATTTTTTGCAGCAGTCGCACCAATTTAAGTCATACGTCATTTCCAGCCTCCGCAATCCGGTTATCTCTAATCGTTAGGGCTTAACCGCCTTCCCCTCTTCCCTGAAATAGAGGTCCAGCCCCCGCCTGACGATCTCCGAAAGGGACATCCCGCTTTTCTCCGCCTCGGCATCGAGCCGGGCCTTGTACTCCGGTGACAAAATAATGTTCTGCCTCATGTTTCCTCCTTGTGTTTGAGTCGCCTTGACAATAAACAAAAGTGCGCACCTTGTAAAGAAAAAAGTGCGCACCGTTGAATATTAATTTCCGCGTTGTGATTTAGGTCCCCATGGCCTCCCGGCAGCGGTCCTCCGGGCGGGGCAGGATGATCCCTTTTCCCATGGCGTCCCTGTCGATGTCGTTTAAATATTCGGTAAATTGCTCAGTGCTGGCCTTCGTCGTGCTGGTCAGTTCGAGAATCTGCGCCGCCAGGCTTGCGGACTCCGCCTTCATCCCTGCGGCATGCACCGTTCTGACGGCGGCGATCATCCCCGCATACCCCATGTCGTCGCGTTCAAAGATCGGCACTAGAAACTTCTTTTTGAGCCGCAGGTGGATCTCGTCTTTTGTTTCTCCAAGTTCCCCGGCAATGATGGTTATCCAGAGCCACATAAGCGAGTTTTGCGCGGCGGTGCGGTCCTTCTTGACCTCCTGGATTACCACCTCGTGACGCGGCTTCAGCGGGAGGGCTCGAATCACTTCGCAGGCCCTTTCCGCTGTCGCCTCGTTGATGATCTGTATCTTGGTTTTCATCACATCCCCGGTTCGTTGCGGTGTGGATCAATCACAAGCGCCTTGACGGTGGCATACGTCGCCCGAGCCGCCTTTTTGTCATCCTCGTTCCATCCGTCGATTGTCGGTTTCCAGTTGGTAATTACCGCGTCGAGGGCTT